AATAGAATTATTAGTTTAGAAGATGAGGGTAATGCTAAACAAACATTATATGGTGTAATATCTTTACTAATACAAAACACTGGTTTTGATATGAAAGCGTTACCAGCGTATGTAAATTATTATGGGAATAGCGTTTCACCAACACCGAAGTTAACACCTTCAAAAACAGTAGCGGCTAATTTGTTTGGTACATTTACTGAAGTGGATTATCAAGAATCTTCCCCAAAAATTATTATTCAATACGTTCAAAATCTTTCAAAGAGATTGGACATGCCAAATAAAAAATATAAATTTAGTGATGATAGTTTTGATATATCAAATGTAAATAAAAATCCAATAATTTATGAGTTACCTAAAGTTTTTACAACTAATGATTATGTAAAATCAAATAGGGTAGTTGCATTTGAATTAAGTTTTGGAGATCAGAATCAAAATATATTTAAAGGTATCACATTAGATCAAGCAACATTAAAAAATACGACAGAGTCATTTGTTGTGTTAGAGAATTTAGCTAGGTCTGAATCAGGTTCATCATCGTATAATGTGGACGTAAGCTTATACGACTACTACAGACAAGCGGCATATTCTTGCGAAGTTACTTGCATGGGAAATGTAATGATACAACCGACTATGTATTTTTATCTTAAAAATATACCTATGTTTAAAGGTACATATTGGATTACAGAAGTTTCACATAGTATTAGAAATAATAATATTATAACAACCTTCAAAGGCGCGAGAATGCCATACACTCAATTACCAGATCCAAAAGACTCTTTCATGTCATCATATCGTGTGTTGTTTGATAAAATAACACAAAGTGCAATTTCTAGAATGTATGGTGCAGATAAAGATACAGTACAAGCTTTACAATATGTTAGAACCGGTACAGGTGTGTTTACTGTAGATACAGGTAAATCATTACTAGACACTGAAAAGGTTAAACTGGTTAATGAATCAGATTACTCACCTATGGGTATACCATTTAATGGTCAAGACGGAGAAAGGTATATATCTAAAATAGAATTACTAGGGGTTAAAAACAAATTTCCAGCTAAAACGACATTCTTAAGAGGATATGCGGTACAAATGGGTGGTGTATTCAATAGTTATAGTGAATCGGATGACATGACATTTATAGCAAATTTGGATGCGGCTTTTGGTCCACCACCAAATCCAGCTAAAGTAAGATTTAATGAAGTTAAAGCTCTTACAGAAAAAAACTATTTTTATTCATGTAGGTTTAACAATAAAAAAGTTTCAGCAAGTAAGGTTGCAAAAGGTACAACAATATTTTTAAATCCCGCTAACGATGAAACATTTACATTAAATCATTCATATCAATTAGATGCGTCAAATAATCAAACAAGGTCGTTTAACGGACCAATTGATATTGGGCCAAAAACAACTGATGGTAACGTAGCAATAGGCATGTCAGTAGCATTAATGAAAAAACTAGGGTTAAAAGATAACGAGGTTGTATATTTTAATGTAGAATAGTCAATATTGGGATATTTATATAAAAAACCAAATATGGAAAATACTAAAGTAAAAAATAGTTTAGACCAATTTTTAAGTCCAAAAAAAGTTAGAAACGTATCACAAGATGGTATGGAAAGAGAAGAATGCGACTTATTGACTGGCGAATGCTATACTATTAGAGAAAAAGATGGTATAGTTGAAAGAATAAATAAAAAATACATTACCAATGATGGTAGACAATTATTACAAGATTAATATGTTAGAGAAAAAATTATTAGAAGAAGTTAAGCGTTACAACGAAATTAACAAATATGGTAAAACCATGATTATGGAGCAAGATGCAATAGAACCTCCTCCACCTCCTGTTGATGCTGCGGCACCAGCAGGTGATGTACCACCCCCACCAGTAGGTGATGATATGGCAGGGTTAGATACACCACCACCCCCACCTGAAGCAGGTGGTGATGACTTAGGTGGCGCAACAGATGCGGATACCAAAGAAGTTGATGTAACTGAACAAGTTGAAATGGTTAAAAATTTGAAAAAAGATTTAGATGGTAACCAACAAAGCAACGGAGAAGTAACAACAAAAATGGATGACGTGTTTTCAAAATTGGGTGAACTAGAACAAAAATTAGCTTCAATGGATAATATTGTTGCAAAAATAGATGAACTAGGTTCTAAGGTTGAGCAAATGAAACCAGAGACACCACAAGAAAGGTTAGAAATGCGTTCTTTAGATTCATATCCTTTTAATCAAAAACCAGTTGACTTTTTTGCCAATAAACAAGCAGAAATGAGACATTCAGGTAAAAACGAATATGTTTTAACTAAAGATGATGTTAACAATTTTTCACCTGACGAAGTAAAAACGTCATTTAGCCCAACCGCACAAGAAGATGAATATTCATACTAACGTAAACTTTTTTTTAACATTACAAGCTCAGTTAAAAATTATGCACTGGCAAACTAAGGGGTATGCTCGTCATAAGGCTTTAGACGAAACTCTTGGCGAATTAAATGAACTAGTTGATACGTTTATTGAAGAAGCAATGGGTAAGTATGGTAGGTTTATATTAGAAAACGAAACAAAAACAATAAAAATATCAAATTTAAATGAATTAGAGATTAAATCATTTTGCAATACGTCGATTGAAGCATTAAATCAATATAATGGACAATTTGAGGATATTGACACAAATCTATTTAATATTCGTGATGAAATGGTTGGATTGTTTAATAAGCTAAAATACTTATTGACATTAGAATAATATAGAAATAAATTTAAAATAATTTAACCCAGATTTTTTAGTCTGGGTTTTTTTATGTATATTATTCATATAATCAATTTCGTAATTTAAATTTTAATTTTATGTCTTCATTTGACGCAGTACTAGCACAGTACGAAAAAAACAAAAATGCCACAGGTGGCAACAACAAGGTCTCACAAGAAGACCGAATGAAAAGGTACTTCACAACAGTATTACCAAAGGGTAGTAAGGGTGAAGAGAGAAGAATTCGTATTCTTCCTACAAAAGATGGCTCCTCACCATTTGTTGAGGTAAAATTCCACGAAATCCAAGTGGATGGTAAATGGATTAAGTTATTTGACCCAGCACAAGAAAACTTACGTTCTCCTTTAAATGAGGTTCACGATGCATTAATGCAAACAGGTGTTGAATCTGATAGAGATGCTGCACGTAACTATCGTTCTCGTAAATTTTACATTGTAAAAGTAATTGACAGAGACCACGAAGATGACGGAGTTAAGTTTTGGAGATTTAAACACAACATTAAACAAGAAGGTGTTTTGGACAAAATCTTTCCAATTTTCCGTAACAAAGGGGATGTTAGTAATTCAGAAAATGGTCGCGACTTAATCTTGTCTTTGACTTTAACTAAGTCAGGTACAGGTAAAGAATATACGGTAATCAATTCGGTTATTCCTGATGACGCTAGTCCATTAAACGAAAACCCTGAAGTTGCTAAGCAATGGTTAGGTGACGATTTAATATGGTCTGACGTTTATTCTAAAAAGGGTGAAGATTACTTGGATATGGTAGCTAAAGGCGAAGTTCCACGTTGGGATGTTGACGCTAAGAAATGGGTGTCTAACTCTACAGCAGAAGAAGTAATCGGTACACCAAAATCAACAGTTGTTGATCCACAAGAGGATGAAGCTGCGGATGATGATTTACCATTTTAATCATGGAGGGGTGGAGATAACGTCAGAAACCCCATTTTTTAAAACAATATTATGGCAGGTATAAAAAAGACTGATTTTTCAGCAATCAAAAAAAAGTTCTCAAAAGAGGCGGAGTATAAACCAGATCGTTTTTTCGATTTGGGTAATGCCTTCTTGGATGCAACAGGTCTTCCAGGTCCAGCGATGGGGCATATCAATATGTTATTAGGGCATAGTGATACGGGTAAAACAACCGCACTTGTAAAGTCAGCGGTAGATGCACAAAAGAAAGGAATTGTTCCTGTGTTTGTAATTACTGAACAAAAATGGAGTTGGGATCACGCAGAGTTAATGGGATTTGATAAGAACGGAGATTACCTTTTTAATAGTGATTTTGAGTATATCGAACAAATTACTGAGTACATCAATGAATTATTAGATGCACAAGAAAAGGGAGACTTACCTCACGATTTATTAATCCTTTGGGATTCTGTAGGTTCAGTCCCTTGTAAAATGACTTATGATGGTAAAGGTGGTAAACAACACAATGCATCAGTATTAGCTGACAAAATTGGAATGGGTATCAATCAACGTATTTCAGGTTCAAGAAGGACAGATAAACCTTATACAAACACATTAATCATTGTTAACCAACCTTGGGTAGAATTACCTGATAATCCTTTCGGACAACCTAAGATTAAAGCGAAAGGTGGAGAAGCAATTTGGTTAAATTCAAGTATTGTATTCTTATTTGGTAATCAAAAAGGTGCGGGTACAACTAAAATCTCCATCACAAAAGATAAGAGAAAAATTAAAATAGCAACAAGAACAAAAATCTCTATAATGAAAAATCATATTAATGGTTCAGGTTATGAAGACGGACGTATCTTAGTTACCGCCCACGGATTTATGTCTGCAAAAGAAGATTCAGAAGAGAAGAAATCAATTGAGGACTACAAAAAAGAACAGGGTGATTACATCGGTAAGATGTTAGGTGTTAATGTTACAGACATCACAGACGTAGAAGTTGTAACAGAGGAATCGGATTTATAAAATAATATAATGTCAGTTTTATTGGTTGATGGTGATAATTTACTTACCATAGGATTTTATGGTGTTAAGAATTATTTCTACAAAGGAGAACACATAGGTGGTATATACCATTTTCTTAACACATTACGTAAGTCATTTGAATACTATCATTTAAATAAAATTGTTGTTTTTTGGGATGGCCATGATGGTTCAAGCGAAAGACGAAAATTATATGTACATTATAAAGAAAATAGA